TTCAAAACATTAGAACAAACAAGGGCAAGTCAGTATTTGTTGAAATTGATAGAACAGGAACACCAGATACAATTTTTGAAGTGATGTCTTCACATGCGGTGGTTGATCCTTTTGGATCAGTTTCCTATTATGTGTCAGTACTTCTAAGGACTGAGCTACAAGATGACTCTGAAGCTTGAGATTGACACAAAACAACTTGTACAAGGCTTGGATGATTTAGTTACAGGAATTGACCAGCTTGTAAAGCCAAAAGCACTTGAACAAATATCAAGAGCCGTATTCTCCATAACAGGAGAAAGATTCATGGTTGATATTGATAACTACTCAAGAGCTAATCCTAAAAAAATGCACCACGTTTATGAGTGGGGTCAAATAGGAGAAAAAACAGCAAGGCTATTTGTTTTAGAAAGAACCTCTGTTCTTGATGGAAGTCTTTTAATAACAACAAATTTTTTGCAATCAAAAATGCCAGTTCCAATAAGCCCAGAGCTTTTAAGACCAGGTAAGACTGGCAAGGTTGTAACTGCAAGAAATATTTTTGCCAATAAAGCACAAGTTATGGAACAAGGAAATCCAGTGTCTTTTCAAGCAAAAAGAATACTTGCTATGACTTCTGGAAACGGCATTGCTTTTGTAGCCCCTGGCACACAGATTAATATTCTTCACCCAGGAGGAATTCAGACAAGAAATGCTTTTGCTGAGTATTTGCTTGAATGGTACAGCAAAAATGGTAATGTAATTATGGAATCATCTGGGGTGTATGAGAGAATAGCTAGTGACGTTGCAAAAGTTTTAAGTACTAAGGGTGGAAATGCGACGGGAGTACAAAAGGCAGTTACTTTAATTGCTGATGCAGTAGATACAGGGAGTGTAATAAGATGACGGTAGATTATTCAAGAGTGGCAGCCACAGATGTTAGAAATGCTATCTGGGCTCAGTTGCAAAGCTATGGCATACTTCATGCTAATGACTATATTCCACAAGGCTCTAATGGCCTTACAACCGCTCTTTGCCCTATTATTCCATCACAGCAGGTGCCAGAATTTAACAATTTGTTGCCAGGCAAAACCTATATAACCTATGACATTATTCAAAAAAATTACGGTGTCCAATGGTGGCTTTCGCAAGAGACCATGGTCCTTCAAATTATCTCAAGAAGCAATGCTCAGATCTTGACTATATCAAACTTCTTGACGGACTTTGTCAGACGCTACGAATATTCGGCTGCTGATATTAATGATGTAGCTCATACAGCAAATAGCCCATTTAAGTTCCTATATTGCAGACTAGAGGCAGCCAACCCTATCCAGCCATTCCAGGATGAAGGCGGGTTCATGAGTGGTGACTTCTCATTCATGTATACCTATACCCGTTCAGTAGATGAGGGCACAAACTCCAATACTGGCAGATATATCTAAAGTTTGAATTATTTCAAACAAATGCTATGATTTTCTATGAGGAAGCAAGTTGTCGTCTTTTTTGTTTTAAATTTAAAATAAATAAGGTGGTGAAATAAATAAATGGCTCTAAACACTAAAAATGTAATCGTAGGTGCAGCAGCACTTTTTACTAGCGTTGGAAACAACACTAATACTTTTGGTCGTCCAGCAACCGATGCTACAACCCTAGGTACTTTGTTCCCAGCAGGTACACCAGCTCGTCAAGGTCTTCTTGCATCAGCAGGAGCATCAAACGGCGGATACCGTGAAGTAGGATTTACAAACACAGGACTTGAGATTTCATACGAACCAGCATATGGTGAGATTATGGTTGATCAACTTTTGGACGCAGCTCGTATCTTTAAGCAAACTCTCAAGGTTTTGCTAAAGACCGAACTTACAGAAGCAACTCTTGAGAACCTTACATTCTCATGGGGACAAATGGACTCTTACTATGTTGCAAATACTGCAAGCACAGTAACAGCAGTCCCATCATTGGTTAACAATGATACAGCTTTGGGTAACTCAGACTCTCCAGCAGCAACATTGAACTTGGCTGCAGGTGCTCTTGGTGATACACCAGTAGAGCGTGTACTTATTGCAGTTGGACAAGCTCCAGCTCAGATTGGTACATCTCAGTCATACGCAGATCCAAGCGGTGCATCAGGATCAACAGTAATCGGCGCAGGTGCAAATACAAACGCACTTCGTAGCCGTGAGCGTGTCTATGTGGCACGTCGTGTTGTTTCAATTGATACAACAATGCATGCTTTGAAGCGTGATGCAGCAACAGTATTCCCAGTGAATTTCCGTTGCTTGCCTGATACTTCATATGCTTATGCAGGATCAGAATACGGTGTAGTTATTGACCGTGTATACGGAACTAACTAAGCTGTAAACTACAACTTAATATAGAATTTCAGGCCCCGTCAGAAATGGCGGGGTTCTGAATTTGTCTTGTCCATACATATTGGTATAATTTAACTAAACAAAGGAGCTATAAATTGGCAACAACCGTATATGATGTAGTAGAAATTGAATTGAGTGATGGAACATCCATTACTCTCAAGCCGCTGCCTATTAAGCAGTTGAAGAAGTTCATGGATATTATTAACGCCATGCAAAAGGATGAGAATCAATCAGAAACCGCCGCAATGGATATATTTGCGGATGCAGCAATGATTTGTTTAAATGCTTTGGGTAGAACAGATCTTGGAACAAACAAAGACAAGTTTGAAGAAACGATTGAAGTTCCTACCATGATGAAGATTTTGGAAGTCGCAGGAGGTCTAAAGCTTACAGACCCAAACCTTCTGGGAGCGGCTCTAGTTGGGACGAACTAGATCTACGCTCCTTAGAGTCTGAAGTTTTCTTACTCGGTCATTGGAAAAACTTTGACGAGTTAGAAGAAAGTCTTTCTATCAATGAATTAGATGCAATTCTAAATTCAATGAGAGAGAAAGAACATCGTGAAATGAAGTTTATGGCTTCATTGCAGGGTGTGGACCTTGACGAAGCTGCCAAGGAACCAGAAGATGTTACTGCACTTAAAAATGCAAGAATTGCTTCTGACGAAGGTTTCGGAATTGGTGAAGGACTTGGATTCATGTTGCAGGAATGATGGGGGTGTAAACTAATTGGCTAATATAGAACTTAATATTGTTGCGTTAGGTGACTTCTCCTCAGTTAACGCACAAATTAAAGCTCTTCAAGCCCAAGTCGCATTGCTCCAACAGGGCATGGCGGGCGTTGGCGTAAACTCAACCCTTGCAAAAGATTTAAATAATATAACCAATTCCTTTAAGCAGACAATGCTTTCAACTGGTCAATTTACTGCATCTACAGTTAAGATGGCCACCGAAACAGAAAAGTTTGGTCAATCTCTTCAAAAAGGTAGCTTAGGAATTGGCAATTATTTTAATATACTTACCAATAGAGCTTCTTCTGCTACAAATAGTGTTAAAGCCCTAGCAGTAGAACAAACAAAACTTCAAAATTCTGTTATTATGTCAGACCCTACAAAACAGGGATTCTATTCAGTATTTACACCTACAACTATTAATGCTGTAGCAAATGCAACAAAGATTGCTGCAAACGAACAAAATATTTATAATATCGCAGTTGAAAAAGGATCACAAGCTTTAATCAACTGGGGTAAGAATACACAATGGGCGGGACGTCAGCTAACAGTTGGTATGTCTATGCCATTAATCCTATTTGGACAACAGGCTATAGCATCTTTTGATAGTGTAAACAAGGCCATTACACAGCTTCAAAAGGTTTATGGAGAAGGATTGACTCCTCCAAGCCAAAATTCAATTAATCAAATTTCTCAACAGGTTTTGGACCTTGGAAGAAATATGGCTTCTACCTTAGGAATTACCCAAGAATTTACTGTTCAAGTAGCATCATCATTTGCTGCTATGGGTAAAATGGGTACAGATTTAACCACTGCTACCGAGCAAACTGTAAGATTAGCAAAGCTTGGCAACCTTGACCAACAGACAGCTACAAGTGCTCTTATTGCTCTTCAAAATGTTTATAAGCTAAATACAACCCAGTTGTCAGATGCAGTTAATTACTTTGGTGCAATTCAGAAGCAAACATCCCTTTCTATGAATGACCTTGTTTCTGCAGAAAGTAGAGTCGGACCAATTATTGATCAGCTTGGCGGAAGTTATAAAGATACTTCTGTTATGTTGCTTGCTATGAAAGAAGCAGGTGTTCCAGCAGCACAAGCTGCAAACGCATTAAAATCAGCATTTGGCTCTATCATCGCTCCAACCGCCGCTGCGAATAAGGAATTCCAGTCGTTTGGTATTAGCCTAGATTCAATTAAAAATGCGGGCGGACCAGTTCAAATGATTCAGGCTTTGCAAGCAAGCCTTCAAAATTTGTCTCCACTTGTTAGAGAACAGCTTATTGAAAAGCTATTTGGAAAATATCAGTTTGCAAGAATCTCAGCCCTTATTGAAAACTTTGGAAAAGTAGGAAGCCAGACTGCAAATGCTATTAAGGTTGCAAATGCTTCAAGCCAACAGATACAAAATCTTGCAAATCAAGAGCTTACACAAGCTACATCAACTCCATCTGCACAGTGGACAAAAGCTATGGCTACTATTAAAGCAGATTTGTATCCTGTAGGACAAAAACTTATTGAATTTGGAACTAAGATTCTTCAATTTGGCAATGGTATCGCAAAATTATTCCAGGGACTACCTGGTCCAGTTAAAGCTGTTATGGGAGCACTTGCAATAGGTGTCGCTTTGTCAGGACCAATAATTATGTTAACTGGTTTGTTTGCAAACTTTGTTGGATATGTAATTAAAGGAATATTTAATTTAAAGCAACTTGCCACGGGCGGCAAGACCCTAGGACAACTATTAACTCCAGAAATGATTGCAGCCCAAAACGCTAGTAAATTGTTTGGTGATGGAATAGCTTCAGATGTAGAAGAAATTGATTTGTTAAATACTGCTATTAAGCAATTGACGGTAAGTATGCAAGAGCTTATAGCAAGCATGAACCAAGGCGCAGGAATTTCAACTCTTACAGAAGCAGTAACAGCTCTTGATTCAGTTGCCACGGCCGAGGCGGGTATACCAGAAGCCATTAGAAACATTCCTTTCAAGGCACCAGGTATGGCTACAGGAGGATATGTTCCAGGATCAGGAAATTCAGATACATTCCCAGCAATGCTTACTCCAGGTGAAGCGGTAATTCCAAAGGATAAGGCTAGAAAGTATGGACCATTTATCAGTGCAATGATTGATGGTAATTTGCCAGGGTACGCTGTCGGAACACAATCAACATTCGGAGAAGCAACATTTGTTAAGCCAGGTTCAACAAGTGCTCCTTCAGAAATTGCGGGACTTGCAAACTACATAATAGGTCCACAGCTTGAAGCAATAAGAGCAATAATAGAAAAATTAAATCTTACATTAAATCCAAAGCAAATTAATGATATGTTAACTGCAGACGCAGCACACATAAATCATGCAACAACGCCAGAGGGCTATAAGGCTTGGCAACTAAGCAATTTGACAGGTGCAACAGGAGCAGAGAATAAAGCTTTGGAATACATGTCTGGCGAGGGTGAAGCAAGAAAAAATATTAGACCACAATGGCAAGCTTCAACAGACAAAGTAATGGAAGCAATGCTTGAGGGAGTTAATGATCCAGCAGTAAAAGAACAAATTAAAGCAACAGCAGCAAGAGTAAGAGTAGGCTCTCAACCTATTGATAGGTTTGAAGGCGAATTTATGAATGCCGTTTTGGCGGACATGATGGAAAAAGTAAAAAGTGGTCAAATTAAAGCATCTTCAGCTACAACCAATTATTTGCCCGTTGCAAAATCAATTTCAGATGCAAGACTAAATGGAGATTTGCCAAGTTATGAGTCTTTAACTTATAAAGCAAATGAACCAGGAATCTTAGCTGCAATGACAAAGAGCGGAAAAGATGCAGAAATGGCTGCACGTGAAGCTGCAGCACAATATATTGCCGCATTAAAAGCAGGAATTCAAGCAGGTACAGTAACTGTTGAAGAAGCAGTTACAGATCTCGTAGCAAAAGGATTGTCTGCAGGACAAGCAGCAGCAGAAATTGCAAGCCCGTCTGGTTTGTTTAGAAGAATGTTGGGATTGCCTCTTGCACAAGGAGCAGCACAAGGAGTTATTGAGGGTACTCCACAGTTAGAAGCAGCAGTAACACAATCTGTTGAAGCTGCAGCTACAGCGGGAGAAGAAGCCGCAGTTAAATCTGGTGGCATTTTAGGTAGAGCGACAAACTTTATGTCTGGCGGAGCTATGGGAGGTGGAGTAGCTGGAGGCATGGGTGCAGGCATGACTGCAATGATGATGGGACAAATGGCGTCACCATTATTAAAAAATATTCCAGGCATAGGCGGAGCAGCGTCAGCTGGAGTTGGAGATGCAGCAAGCACATTCGGTTTAGTTTCAATGATTCCAGGCGTAGGTATGCAAGCAAAACTAGCATTGACTGCAGTAGCTGGTGGATTTGGCATAGTCAAATCAGCAATATCATCTTTTGTAGAAGCAGAAAAACAACGTCAAGCAGAACTTGCGTCTTCATTTACTGCAAGTTCAGATGCAATAACTATGTTTGGCGGATCAGTAAATAATGCTTCTACTAACATAATAGCTTTTACAGCGGGAGTAAAAGAAACTGCTCCAGAATTAACAGCTTTGCAACAAAATGTTCAAGCTATAGCTAAACTTGCTCCAGACAACCCATTTAAATTAATGGCAAAAGATCTAAAATCAATGGGTGATGCTTCTTCTGTTATAGGAACTTTAAAGCAATTTGCAGCAACACAGGTCATGAATGGTATGGATCCTGCAAAAGTTAAAGATATGATTACAGCATTATTGTCTTATACTGGACAAACACAGTATCTTAAAGCTGCGCTTGATGAAATTTTGCCAGCCACAAATAGTGTAAGTGCTGCAACTGAATCTTGGTTCCAAAAAATGAATAGTCAAATGGGAACTATTGATTTGACTGCAACAAAACTTTCTCAGCTTAGCCAAATTCAACAGCAATATGGAAAAGGATTGCTGAATCTAGTAACAACACAGATTGAGTCTGGTGGAACTGCACTACAAATAAAAACTACATATGATATGTTAACCCAGAGCATTCAGGATCAAGCTGGAGCATATCAAACTTTAATTTTGGCAGCACAAAATGCACAACAAACGGGACTAGCAACAAGTTTAGCTTTATCTCAAAGCATGGGTTTAAGTGTTGCACAAGCTACGATTCTTGCAGAGGTTACTCAAGCACAAGCAGCAGGCACTCCTACAGATCCAAAATCAGTAGCTGCTGCTTTAAGCAGCACAGATAAAATAACCAGTCTTGCAAATGATTATGAAAGAAAAGCTCATGCTTCTGCACAAGAAGCTGCAACAACTGCTCAAGTAGCAGTAAGTCAGCAAACATCTTTGCAGTCTTTGCAACAACAAAAGAAAGTTATAGATGCTCAGCTTAAAGATGAAAAAGATAAAGAAGCATCAATTAAAGCGCAAAATCAATTCTTGCTTTCACAAACAGATATTGACAATCAGATTCGCACAGCAGTGGCCTCTGGAAACTTTTTACAAGCAGCACTGCTTAGACAACAAAAAGCTTCAAATGCTTATGATTATTCAACATCACAAAATGTAAGTCCGCTTCAAACTAAATCAGATAAGCTTGCAACACAAATTGCGGCGGTGCAAGATGCCATGTCTGGAACAGCATTAAAGCAACAGCAGGATGCAGCAACAAAATTACAATTAGCCGCAGATAAATTCGCTCCAGGTAGTCAAAATTTTAAAGACGCAGTAGATTTATTGGTTAAGATATTAACTGGGATAGCTCAACAATTGGGTGTTAATCCAAATGGAGTAGGAACTGTTGCAACTGGCAACCAAGTTAAAGAAAGTCCAACAACGTTTAACCCAGGTTCTGATCGCCCAACGTTTAAAGATAATAAAGGAAATCCAATAACAAAGCCAGGCACTCCATTTGCAGCCCCATCAGGATCAATCCCAGTTAAATCAAAATATTCGGGAAGGTCTTTAGATTTTGATGGAGTTAATGCTCAAGTACCACAGTACACAGACCAGATGGGCAGAATATTTTTGCCTAACGGTAACGTTTGGGATACAAATAAAAAAGCAGTTATTGGAAGATGGTGGGGAGTTGATGCTGTTAATCCTAAAAAGGTTGTAGCTTACTCAACGGGCGGTATGGTCAATGGACCAGGATCCTGGACATCTGATTCAATACCTGCAATGCTCTCAGATGGAGAATTTGTAACAAGTGCATCAGCTGTATCTAAATATGGCGTAAGTTTTATGAATTCAATTAATAATGGTTCTTACCGCCCATCAATTCCAAATATGGCGGGAGCTTCAAGTTTGTCCTTGGCCAATTCTGGAACAGTAGGCGGTTCAGTATATAATATTACAGTGAACGCACAAACAAGTGCCAATACTGATGAAATAGTAAAGGCAGTAGTAAATAGCGTAAAGAGACTAGAAGGAATGTCTAGCTCAAATAGAACTGTGAGGGTATAATGAATTTTCCAATAGCGGCGGGAATCCAAGTATCCTTAGACTACAATGAATCTACAAATACGGGTACATGGTATAAGCTAAGCGACCATGGAAGAAACCCCATAGGCATTCAGTATGAACTAGTTCAACAACAGCAAAGAATGGCAAATGGAACAATGCGTCAATATGTTGTTGCAAGAAAGTTTAAGATTACCGCCGATTGGAAAGACTTGCCAACACTTGACTCAAATGTAGTTGACTACTCGGCAAGTCAGTATGGACCATTTGGTGCAGCATGGATAAGATCATTTTATGAAAAGAATGCATTCTACCCTATTTGGGTTAAGCTAACTGTTGCACAAGATACAGGTTCTTTAAATTCAAATGCTTTGCTTCCAGATCCCGCCACATATCAAGACTCGCTTGGAGTAACTAATAGCGGATTGCCAGGAGACAATAATACAAGCGGCACCACAATATATAATGCTTTTATGACTACTTTTACATATGATGTAACAAAAAGAATGAATCCGTCAGGTTCAACACAAGGATACGATTACGTAAACGTTAAAATAGAATTTACGGAGATTTAATGCTATCCGTAAATACAGACATTCAGAATTATCTTAATTCAAATTCAATTCGTGTGCTCCCGCATGTATCTGGGGAATGGAACTATAATTTAATTTATTCTCCGTATGCAACATATTCGGGAACTGGTAAAGGCCCAACAACTGCAAAAATTATGAACCCAGCATCTTGGAATTTTGCAGGTAAGACTAGCGTAGTATCTTCAACAGCAGGCAAAGTTACAAGCACTTTTACAGGCAAGACAGCTCTAGAATTTTTAGTATCAACAACCACAAATGCAGCAGGAGCATTGGATACAAGTGACACAACAAATTTTAATGGTTCTGCAAGCATAAACATATCAACGGGTGGTTCTGTAAATAAATGCTATAAGATTGTATTCCTTGCAAGATCACTTGATAATAACAGAATTAATCTTATTGCACAAGGTTCAAGTGCGGGTACACAATTAAGCGGTACAGCATCAGTAGAACTTGACAACCTAGATTGGCAAAAAGTAGAGTTTAAAATAGGTCAAAAGCCAACTGATGGAAACTTTTCAAACTTTACATTGACCCTAGATATGGTTAACTCTACACTTAGTTCAACAGGAAACTGGGGGATACTTGTAGATCAGATACAGATTTATGAAATTACATATTTTGATTATCTATACGGAAACTTATGGGATACAGATAGCGTGTTTCACTGGTTTAGACCAGGTGATAGCTTTGTAAGATCTGGAAATTCTTCATTGCCAGATTCGGCAGTAGCAAGAACTATTGCTGCAACTCCGTCAGGATGGAATAACTCTGCACCATGTAGTGCAATGGTTTACTCGCCAAGAGTA